TCTTTCAGCTTTTTATTCCTTGTCAGCATACCGTTCTCCTTTCTAATCGTCTGGGTGATGCTTGTCGTACATGATCGCTATGCACACAAGGCCAGTCGCTCCGACTATGATTCCAATGGTGAATACTAATAAGAATGCAATCATGTTTAGTCCTCCTTATATGGTTCTGGAAGTGGTCGCCATGCCGTGACTTTCCAATACGCCCTAGCACCAGTTAGTTCCCAGCGTTTCAATCTGCTTTGAAATTTTGCATAGGTTGAACGATATATTCTTCCGTCCATGCAGGTTACTTGATATGTACCGCTTGATTCCGGAAATCTCTCACTGACTGGAATCCATCCGTTTTCTTTCTCTTCCTGTTCAAGATCCTCTTGAAGCTGTTCTATCATTTCTAGAAAATCTCTAGCAGTAACCAATTTGTATCTATTTACAATATCTTGCATCCAATCATGATAACTGGACAATCTGTCTTTGATATGGCTCATTCTTCCACCTCTACAAAATGCTTTTCTAACGTTTCTTTCGATATTTCAATCCATCTGTTAACATTTACTCCGTCAAGATGAATTTCTCCATCGATAATATTTTCATTTCCTACTTCGTAAACTTCGCCTACCTTAATTTCCATGTATCCGTCAACGTAAAATCCATCACCATCGTATGTATCTAACGTGAACGCTTTCACGCATTTATACTTCACGCTTCCACCTCCTCGTAAGTCTCTCTGAATATATCCGGCTTACACGGATAAAACTCACCGTGAACGCCGCGGATGATATAATCACCAATATTCGCCAGATGTTCGCCCTCTAGCGTCTTAATAACCAGACCGCCTGGAACCTTCCAATGGTCAATATAGAAATTCTTACCTTCTGCCGACATGTACTGGTCTGTACTTCATACTTCCACCTTACTATCCATGGGCATTTGAAAGACCATTTTATTCATAAGCGCTTCTCCAAAAGCTTCAGCCAAAAGTTCATTTTCTTTCGATGCTGGCGCTTCTGTGAACATCTTTCCAATATTCGGAACTGCCATTGGAATTAACTCTGCGTTCGCATAGGCTTCCTGAATCATATCCAGTACCTTCATGGCTTTTTCTTTTGATGAATAATGCCCGATAACATAATCATCGCATGAATATGAGCAGAACATCTTCGTTACCCCTCCAATATCCACCATGGTGTTGACTACGATTGAATTGTTGAAATTGATTAATGTTTCTTTATCTTGACTTCTGATTAACATTTTGCGCCCTCCTTGTAATCCTCGACCGCAGATTTAAGTTCCTCATAGAATTTAATTGCTTTTCTTAGAGCGTTTAATTCATTATCGTATTTTTTAAAAAATACTTCCTTTGTTTTTTCATAATCAGGTACATCTAATACAACCGCTTTGCTGTACTCGTTAATGAAATTGCCTATTGATTCTTTTTTTATAAACGAAGTGTAGATTCCGTCAGGGAATTTAGTTACTGGTTTGTATGTCTTCGGCTTTTCTATTACTTCACATTCTTCAAGGCGAAGATTCCATTTGCCTGTTTCTCTGTCACTGTCCAAAATGTAGAAATATAATTTCATTTTGTGTCCTCCTTATTCGATAAAACTCGTTCCGCACTGGCAATGATAACTAATGTGTCCGTTATACTTACTTACATTTGCCATTACCTTTCTACCACATGAAAAACACGTTACCTCTTTCGTCAGCGGTTTTGCATATTCTTTCACTTCTTCGTCTTGCATAAACCTCTGACCGCACCAGTGGCACTGCTTAGTGCTGTACGGCATCTCTCCACAAATAGGACATTCTGGAATTATTCCGTAACCATCATTTACGATAGGGAGTTTGATCGGCTCTCGCTTTGAATAGATATTCCAGAGTTCTTTTCTTCGGTTTTCTTCGTCCTGCGTCTTTAACGCATTGTACTTTCTTTCCTCTTCTTTGTCCCAGTAAATAACGCAAGCTTTGTCTTCTGGTGAAATGTCTTTGGTGTACGGCTGTGTTGTGCAACGATAGCCTGTTTCGCCCTTTCTTTTTCTTGGCTGGCATCTCATACAACCACCGCATTTTTTATCCAACAATTCCTCTGGATAAATGCTTGTGCTGGAACGTCTTTCTCTTACTGGCATTCCGTCACTGAATTTGATCTCACTCATTTCCATCCTCACTTTCCCCATGCAAGCAACTGGCACGCTATTGTGCAGTCCCCCATGGTTTCTAAATAAAATCTTTGATATTCATTTGCGGATTTCTTTCTAAAACAATCATTTCATCTTTAGCTCTCTGATAAAAATTTCTATCAATTTCAAATCCATATGCGCTTCTTCCAAGTTCCATGGCTGCTCTCAATGTGCTGCCACTTCCGCAGCATGGGTCAATCACTACATCGCCAGGATCGGTAAATATTTCGATTAATCTTTTCAGAACGGCTACTGGTTTTTGTGCGGGATGAATTTTAGGAATATCCTTTCCGTCTTTTTCCCACTGAAACCAGTTAAAAACCATCTTTCCAGTACCGCGAATAGTCTTTCCGTTTTCATCCGTCTGTGCTCCATTTCTGAACTTTGGAAGTTTATTTCGGTAAAACACAAGTGCGTATTCTGTAGCCCCTACCACACGCATGTTAGCTTTTAGTACCTGTGGGCTGTAATTTTTAATGAACACAAGCGGTATGTAGTGAACGAATCCATGTTTCGCGGCCGCATTGATCAGCGTTTGTATTTGCTCAAACGAACAAAATACGATCATGCATGGTGCATCTGAACTTCTTCCTCTTGCGCCTGCCTTTTTAGGCTCTTTTCTCAACATTTTTGAACAGAAGTGAAAATATTCATACAGATTGAAATTGAAATCTGAGTTGAAAGCTGCTTTTCCGGCTAATTTACTTTCACCATTCTTATTATCTCCGCCCGTGTACCACATTGGATTACTGCCATAAAAGTTGTTTCCAACATTGTAAGGTACATCCGCAATTACAAGTTGCGCTCTTGGAATTGCATATTTTTTATAATTCTGCATAGAATCACGATAAATTTCACATTTTAAATTCATTTTTTTTCTAAGAAGCCCGGTATACCCTTGCCCCGGCCGGAGGCTGGCTCCTTTCTTTTTTAATTAATTGTTTTTTTGCTTGATTAAATACAACCTCGTTTCACGAGGATAAGTGTTATTCCTTTCTTTTAACCATCTTCATATTTACTCGATTTCATTCAACATCATTCTTAATTTTCCGTAACATGGACAAATCCTTGTGTTATCGAAAATATCTCGCAGCAACACACAATGCGGATAAATCGCATCGACCTCGTAAATGTGTTCCACTTTTTCCTCTCCGCGTTCTGTGTACTTAATGCGATTCCCTTTGCGGATCCCGTACCTTTCTGCCAGATACGCTCTCAATTCTTGAATCGTTATGGCATTATTCCTCATCTGAACATCTACTCTCATTTTTTCTCCTAAAAACCGATTTTATCTTCACCATCGAGGATTTCTTCATCCTCATCGTCAAAATCGAAATCTGGCGTTTCTTCTACATCAGTTACTTTCCATTTCGACATGTTCTTTCCTCGCTCAACCAGTTCTGCCCTCTGCTCTTCTGTCAGTTTTCTCGGGGCTCGTAAATTTGGCACGTATTTTCTCGGAACATGAGCGAAAATCGAGCCATCTTTGTTAATTGCGATAACTTTCACATCTTCCGGGTTTTCTTCTTTCAGTTTAAGTGTTCGATTCTTTAAAGTACTTCCGTTGTACGCCGATACCTCAGCATAATCACTTCCACGTATCCATGCGATACTACATTCATTACAATTCTCTGCCATTATTTTCCCTCCACTTTTAATATTTTTCTTAACTTTGATGTGAGTAAGTCAAACTGCGCAAGCATATCTTTGTCCTTGTGCTTTCTAACAGTGATATCGTCTTCCGAATCATCCAGGTAATATTCACCATTGATAGGCTCTCTGTAGTCTATTTTTGATTTGAAGTCCCACCCGGAAAGGCTGAACATTTCAACAGCTTCTTTCCGGGTAAGCGTATCTACGAACGTCCCATCTAAGGTGTACAGATCGTAAAGCTTCATCCTTCGTTCTTTCTTATCAGCCGGTATTTTCTATGAGAATTGCTCCCCGAAAATTCAATCAGTCCATCATCCGCAAACTGGCGTAAATGCCTCTGGACTGCACTGGGGCTTAAGTCCAATTCCTCAGCTATCGTTTTAATCTGTGGCATTTCGCCTTTGCGTTTTTCGTATTTTACGATGAAATAATAAATATCTTTACGATTCTGCTCGTATTCCTTATGTTTTCTGCTCTTTATTTCACGTATAGTCATTTCTCGTAGTTCCTTTCATCAAGCATTTCTTTGAATTTCTCAAAGGCTTTGATTGAAGTTTTGTTGTTCTGCTTTTCGGGTTTCAAAGATATCTGAAGGTGGGTGTCGATGATATGTGATAAATCACGGGCCAGAGTTTTCTTGCCTTGTCGGATACCATCACGATATCCTTTTGCCGGGCGGTAATCAGCAATCTTCTCTTTTCCTTCATCCTGTCCACCACCAGTCTTGTTTTTCACAATCCATCCGGCATCAATGGCTTTCTGGATGTATTCTCGTTCTTTTTCATCAAGCTGTGATACCGGGCAATGGAAAAAATCAATCTTGTAGCCGTTCTTATTATCTTCTGAATACAGCCCATGTGCTTTCATGGAACGATCAATATGCTGCTCGTATCCTGACATGTGTTGCGCCAGTCTGGTAAGAAGTTTTACTGACTGCCCGATATATCCATGGGTTTCGGTACGCCAGAGTATATATATTCCGGTTCCTTCATCCAGTTTCGGATTTACTTTCAGAAGTTTCTTCTTGTTGCTAGCTTCAATGGCTTTCGCCTGTCTGAATTTCTTGTAATCCAACCGGAGCTACATCCTTTCAAGTTGATCTACGATTTCCTTGCATCCGTCCTGTACGTCTTTTAATGACTGGAATTTACACTCTTCATTTGTACTTTTCCACAAGTCTTTCATTATTGAAAAGTTCCATTTGAAGTCCGGGTCATCTCCAAAATACTGTTTCGCTGTTTCGATATCGTATCCGTCACCAAAATGTGCGCAGTCAAATCCAATCCACCATGTGTCCTCGTCGTCACAGCACTGCAACTTAGATTCAGAATAGGTGATTCCACCATGGCATCTGATTGAATCTAAATTAGCTCCGTGTTTGGCTAACTTATGTGTTTTCGGGATTCCAACATATCCGCACCGGTATGCCCCAGGCATGAATAAGACTACACATGGGTGTCCTTTGTAGGTGAATCTTTTTTCTAAAACTGGTTTCATATAATTACTCCTTTTTATCCGAATGCTACTTGCCCATTATTTTGCATATAAATCATTGGTGTAGCTTTGCGCTCTCCGACTTTCAAATACGGACAATTTGCTTTCACAAGTGCTTCTGCCATAACCGGCACAACACTATTTCCAATTCTTGCTACCTGTTTTGCAATCGGGTAACTTCTCCACTTGTAATCCCGATCAATGATGTAATCTTTTGGAAATCCCTGCATCACCTTTAATTCTTCTGGTTTCAACATTCTTAGAAAGATATCTGATATAATGTATTTCTCTCCATGGATATCAACCAGAACATTTACTAGCCCGAATCTATCTTTTGTGGTGATAGTCCCGAGTGGCTCATTAATCACCTGTCCGCATCCAGTCCCGTAATATTTAACTAGAAAAGCGGATATCACACCGAAGTGACCGGGCGATGTGGTTATCGTATGCAACGGCTCATCGCATCCCTGACCGATTCCGGTCTTGTAATACTTTGTGACAAAAGCTGTCACAAGCCCATATCTATTTGATGTATCAATAGTCTTAATTGGCTCAGTCAGCAATTGTCCTCTGGAATCGCCTTGCCTGGTTTCCCCGTGATATTGAATTATGAATGCTAATGCATCTTTATTTTTCACAATGTAAGGATCTGGATTATCAACGATATATTTTTTGATTCCATTTGCAATGCGTTTCTGTGTCGCTTCTGCCAATGGTTTTGGACGGTCAAAGATGCTTTTGCCTAAGTCTGACCAATCAATGTAGTCTCCACACTGTTCGTATCGTTTCAGACCGTCTATTCCGAAACGATTATGCGTAGGATTTGGCCATACTATCTGTTTTCCATCCCTGCGGAACACTGCATACCAACGTTTTCTTGTAGTCGGCGCTCCATAATCCGCAGCCACCAGTTCCCGGCTGTCAAATTCATAACCGATATTTTCCATTGCTGAAATAAATTTTTGATAATCTTCGCCAATTCTTTCCTTGATCGGATGTCCTTTCTCATCCAATGGTCCCCATTGTTGGATTTCTTCTACATTCTCCATAATGATTACGTCTGGAAGAATTGCTTTTACGTGCTTATATACAGCCCATGGAAGAATGCGAAGCCCCTGTTTTCTCGGCTGCCCGCCTTTAGCTTTTGAATGGCTAGTGCAGTCTGGAGAAGCCCACATCAACGCTACGTGCTGATTTCCGACATATTTCTGTAAATCTACTTTGAAAATATCTTCTGTCAGATGCAGTGTTCCAGGATGATTCGTCTTGTGCATCAGGATAGCGTCGGGATCATGATTGATTGCTATGTCTACTGATCTGCCAAGCGCCATTTCGATTCCGACAGATGACCCACCACCGCCGGCAAAGCAATCTATAATTAAATCTTCCATCACTATTCCTTAGCTAAACGGCAAATCCGGATCGTAAGCCGGTTCAACAAATGTGTCACTTGCCGGTGCTGACGGTGGAACTGCACCGATGTTTTCAGGCTGGTTGCTTCTACCCTTGCTTTCCACAAACTCATGTGTTTCTACCAGACAGTCATTTGTGTAAATCTTCTTTCCATCAGTGTCCGTATAGTTTCCGGTCTGCCAGCTGCCGATGACTGCAATTTTCATTCCCTTATGCAGGTATTTTTCAGCAAACTCTCCATTTTTACCAAGTGCAACACAATTTATGAAATCTGCTTTACGCTCATTGTCTTTACGATACTGTCTTTCTACCGCAAGAGTGTATCTGGCAATGGTTATGTTGTTAGTTCCGGTACGTATGTCCGGGTCTTTCACTAATCGACCGATCAAAATTACTTTGTTCATGCTATTTCTCCTTATAAGCTTCCGGCATCGGCATCCACGCCGAAACCGTGTATTTTATCTCTCTTCCGACTCCAACATCTGCCCATTCGCCGTTTCCAATGTATCTCAGAGATGTCGGCCATTCAGCACCCTTGATTGTTACCGTGTACTGCGGAAGGTCCTCGATATCAACATCTTCGTCCGGCTCTGGCGGTAACATTAATTCTGTTGGAATCCACGCAGCCACTGGATTATAGGATGCAAAACATTCCTTTGCCTTTTCCAGTGCATCGTTCCATCCTCTGTCGTACAAACTGGATGTTGGAGAAATTTCCTTTTTAATTTCGTCCATAACTTTTATTAAAATCTGCATCCTGTCACTCCTCCTCGTAATCATTACAGTACAGCGATCCGTAATCCCAAGCTAATGTGCAGCAATAACGAAATCTGCACTTGCTACAATCTGTCATTTCCATATCCCCTTCTCCTTTCAAAATGGAAACAAGTTCAAATCAACTTCCAGTCCAGCTCGTCCAATCTGAACCAGAACATTATCCCCAACAACTTCTTTGACTTCTTTAAGCATTTTTTCAGTATCCGAGGCATCACCACTCAAATGTACCAGTGTTATCGTTTTGAGCGATTCTGTGAGATTTTCCTTAATGAATTGCTTGCAAGTTGACAAAGAACAATGCCCGGTGATCTGGTGTTTCCACTTCGGGTTGTTTCTGTCTATCAGTTCCTCGCAGTAATTACAACCAATAACCAAGTGATTAAGTTCCATTGATTTGAATTTGTACCGGCAATGCTCAAAGTCTGTCAGATAAAGAAGATTTCCCATTTCCTCATGTTCCACTAGATACCCGAAGTTCGGGC